GTTGGGTGTACAACACTTGTTTTACAAGATACACTTAGAGAAAATAATATACATCCCGGACTATGTGAGTACTGGTTTGTACCACCTATCCCAGCCACAGAAACTGAACATTTGATGACATTTATGATTGCAGGATGGTTGGGTACAGCTGGAATTCTTCAAGCATTTATAAATTTTGACGATTTGGTCCCAAAACGAACTAGGTTGGCAGCATTGTACTCCTTTGCAGCCTGTGATCTTGTTTGGATTATACTCATGATTCAGTATTTACACCTGTTTTCACCGTATCATATTGTTGGAAGTATATATACGATTGGACAACGGTTTCAATATGTTATAAACCCCAATAATATTTTTAATACTACAGAAAAATGAGTTCACAAATAGTAATACAACGAAAAAAAAAATACAAGAATCTTTTTTTAATCTCAGAATTTTTTTTGGACTTTGTTTTATTATGTATAAACGGGTTTGTTCTCAAATGGAGACTTACATTTGGAGCTAAAGCACATGAACATCCACATGTGGAAGATGAACGATCAAACTGGCTTATTAATTCATATTTAAACATAATTTTTTCAGCACTAAGTGTCGACTTATTTTTCCCAATATTTTATTTATTTGTAAAAAACAATAACTTTTTGTTATTTTATTTCACAACAACAATTGTATTACTAGGGGCCTCTTTTGGGATGATATTTCCGATTGAAGAAGAACTAAATTTGGACAATACTCTTTTACTTAGACACGATCTTGTAATTTTTTACATGTTATTGTCCATTCTTTTATTAGTTAAAATTACGTTCATATTTTATTACAAAATTAATTACCTACAAATATAAACAGTTTTTAATATTATTTTTTTATTCAATAAAAATGATATCTATGATTGTTATGATTCCTACTTTTTTTAAGTTTTCATCGTTTTCTAATTCTTTTATACAACCACCAGTAATGCATCATAAACCAAATACCCCGGTTGTGATTCAAGGAGATTCGTTGCGTACATGGGGATATCGTTCACCACTGGTAGAACAAGTGCAGGTTTCAATATTTACTGAAGGTCGTCCACTCGATTCTGATATAGAGTTATGGAATGGACCAGATAACACACCATATAAAGTAAGAGTTTATACCGAAGATGGTGCAGTAAGACCATTTAGCACTGTTATTGAAACTCCAAGAGGACCTAACACAGTATCTATAAAAAATATTGGGCAACTAGAATTCCCGTTAACCGCAACTGTTGGAATCGAACATATAGACAAACCGTCAAAAGAATCTAGTAAATTTTTCCTAAATATTCAAGGTGGTGCGTTGAGAACATATCCTTTTGACACATCGATTGAAAGTGTAGAAGTTATACTTAAAACGGATGGGAGACCACTCAATGCAAGAATCGAAGTACTTCAAGGTCCAACTAATAATAAACAAGTTGTTGAAATTTATACCGAGGATGGATGTGATCGCCCGTTTTTTTGCATTTTAGAAACTCCTGGATCTGGAAACGTAATTCGTATTTTAAATACTGCCCCTATAGAATTTCCAATGTCAGCAACAGTTTATCCAAAATATATTAATCCATCATTCAAATGCATTTGAATAAACCATGTATTTTTATAAATGTTTAAAATATGTAAAAAAAAATTTTTTTATAATTAAAAATGGAAATAAATAACGAATTATTAAATGTCTTCTTAAGTCTACATAACAGGAAAGCGAAAACTACCAAAGAACCGACTGTTTATCTTGTACAAAAAGATGATTGTTTAAAGGCAGATAGTCCATTGGTTGCATGGAAAGAACAACATCTTGTAAACTATTTTGATCACGAATCAAAACAGTTTCAGTGGTTGATGAAACAGTTGAAGACTTACGATTGTGAAAAAGAAGTTATACTTGGTATATTTTCAGATAATAAAACTGTTTTTTCTGAAGTTTTAAAAAAATAAGTTTTAAGTTGTATATTTTTTTTATAAAAAATAGAAAAAATATGGTTGATGTTAAAATTGACGAATGACCCATATGTTTGAAAAACAAACTTTTGGTATATTTGAAACCATGTTCTCATTATTTTTGTGTAATATGTAATTATAAAACGGGATCGGCATAATACAAAGATATCGTATAGTCGTATATAGTGTTGAAAAATACAAAAAAACCGTAAAAATAAATCAGTTTGTTGTAGGTATCAATAATTTTCCATGTTATAACGAAAATTGTCTCATAGACATACTGAATAAAAAAGTAAAAAGTCTTGTTTACTTTTTCAATATATAATATTGCATTTTTATTTTTTTGAAGACATATAAAAATGAGGGAAATAATAACTTTTAGAGCGTCAAGTTCGTCGGAACCTATTATTGAAAAAACCATATCTACAGAAGAACTTTTGGAAGGAAAAAAGTTGTGCTCTATTTGTTATGATTACAAAGATAGTGTAATCGATTGGAATTGCAAACGCGGTTGCATATATGAATTTTGTAAAGATTGTAAACAAGAGATTTCATCGTGTCCAATATGCAAAGAACCTTATGGTTCGTACAAAGATAGTAGTGATATTCCTGAAGATCTTCAACTTTTTGTATCTTCTAACTATTCAATAGACCCTAGACCGAATTTCCCTAACAAAATAACAATCGGAACTCAAACATTTTACATGAGTGATCAAGATTATAAGCCTAAGAATATATCTCTTTCGGAAAAAGAAAGTTTAGGTCCTATATGGACAAAAATTATACTAGGTAATCACACCGCTTATGACTCATTGACAAAATTGGGTACAGGAAAAGGTTTAAAACTTGATGTATACGAAGAATGGAACGATGAACTCGAGACCGGAAGTTTCAAGATTGGAATCACAAAACTAAGTCAGGAACATAAAGTTAATATTGAAAGATCACACTCGTTCAAAGGAAATGACCAAGAAAAGAGTATTTATATGGCATACGAAAATTCGGGTAGCCCGTCTCCATCATCTTCACGAAAAAGAAAGGCAGACGAACCACCCCCTGTTATACAAACTACTCAATTATTAAAGAGAAGCGATCTAACAGGACCTAGAACTCTTTCATTTTAAATTTATTTTAAATTTATAAGTAAAAAATTAAAATTTGGTAAACATAAATGAAAGATATAGTTGAGTTTTATAATATTGTTTCACCTCTTGTGTTGCCCGAACGGTTTTGTTTGGATACGGATTTAATAACAACCGATAAAGTACATCCTTCTTGTCCAACAAATCCTAAAAAGAGCAAAATTGTTGCAGGAATAAAAAGACATGAAGGAAAATTGGAACCTTTTTTAACAAAAGACTATAAAAAACCTTTTGATATTAACAATTTAATAATATTTTTAATGCTATTTTTAATTGTAATATATACTCTTAACAAAAAATAAAATTAACAATTTTTTATTTAAAAACTAATACTTATTTTTTTGATACTAAGACCAAAACGGCGTTAAACTGTGTTCTATCATATGGAGGGAAAAACCATCAAGTATGAGGATACAATGGTAAAGGTGGTAGTTGAGGAGGTGCACCTAAAGGAAGAACCGGAGGAGCTGGTGGTGATGTGCACGCATCTATACACGCACACACTTGGTCTATACCATCTGTACACTGACCATTTCCTTTTCCCATAGTGTCAGGTATCCCTGGGCATACTTGATTTATCGTAGAACCTCCTATGTAGTACATACAAGAGTTATCAAAACCAGAATAACTGCCATCTCCTCTATCTATACAAATTCCTTTTTGACATCCAGGAGGAGGTGAGGGGGAGGGAGGTGGAGATGGAGGTGGAGGAGAAGGAGGAGGAGAAGGAGGTGGAGAAGGTGGAGGTGGTGATGGAGGTGGTGGCGATGGTGGTTGGTAGTATCGATGACCACAGTCTGTACAATCTGTACCGAGCTCACAATATGAATGTTCTGATCCAGGACCACCGTCATCACAAGAATTATCATTTGCTCTTTCTGGACAAGTATTTAAACATTTTAAATAATAATCGTTATACGTTACAGAAATTTCATTTATATAACGACCGTCTAAAATTACTTCATAAGTTCTAAAACGTTCCAAAACTATATTTGGTGAAAATTGGTAACCAGAACCTACACAAAAACTTGTGTCATTTACTTTTACAGTTACGCCCGTATAGTTGCGAAAGTTATCGGTTCCAAATAAAGTGTTACAGTCTATGTCTTGAAAAAGTGGAATATATTTGTAGCTCTTGTAAATATTTTCTTCAATTTTTACGTCTTTTGTAAAATTTACAGTAGTTTGAAAATTATTTAAATAATAGTTCGAACTGGGAATGTTTTCTTCGTAGTATTGTATATAATAGTTATTAAAACTTCCTAAAAGATAATTCTTTAAAAATCCAGTGCCTGTTCCTATGCAAACATCATTCGTCCTTGAAGAAACAATTTTTATATTAGAAGTATTTGATATTCCAAGGTTATTACAGTATATGTTATCAACACTTGGAAAGTATTTGTAACTTCTTTTTTGATCTCCTACAGAAACGTCGGGGCTAAATATAAGAAAAGTTATTTGTTGTAAAAAATAAACGTGGTGTAACATTTATTAAGATTTCTAATATAATTTATGCAGGATCAAACACGAATCGAGAGAGAATCAATCCTCGGCGCAGTTGACCTAACGACGATGACCTTTGGTATCCATGACGGTAAAATTCAAAAAAGAAAGGCACCGATTGCCAAAAAAAAGTGCGACAACTGTTTGCGGTTTTTCAACGTTCCATCTTCTCGGCAATTTTGCAAAGATAAGACATGTGAGGGGATTTTAGAACTTGTTGCAAAGGAAAAAAAAGAGCCGACAAGAAAAGCACCAAAGTCCGACAAGCACTGCGAAAAATGTTGTTCGTGGTATTTGCAAGTTCCTTGTGCCACCAAAAAGTGCAAGTGTGGTCATACACTTTCCAAAATTCTTTGGCCTATTGCAACTGGTAAATATGTAAATGACAGTGGAATCGATCTTTTTATTGATTCTATAGATTAATTATTTACCGTTTGAATGTTATAAAATATATTTTTTTGTTTAAAAAATGAGAGATTTGATTTGGGAAAATCTTGTCGTGTGTATAAATGAATTTGAAAACAATGGAGTTAGTTCTTCCTATATCGAAAAAAAACACAAGCGCTTCATAAACAAGTTAAATATTTGTGGGAAAAATAAATACAAGACTCTTAGAATAATGGAAAACTATATTCGAGCACCGGATGAAAAAATGGCTAAAGTAGTATTTGTGAATACACTTAACAAGTTATCAATAGGGTCTAGTTTAATTTCTCAATACTCGCCAAGTATGAGTTAAATACTTATATTTCATTTTTATACATTTCCGCCAGTTGACTTTTATTCAAAGTTTTTGAATATTGTTTATTTGAAAGCCTTTTCTTAAGTTCTTTTACTGTAAATTCTTGTTCAACTTCAGAAGCATTTAGTATTCCACTATTATGCTTCACAAGTCTAAGTGCCAAATCACTTTTTGTTCCACGTTCTGAAAGATTTTTTTTTTTGGAGTTGTT